GTACGGGATAGTGGCAATAGCTCTGACTAGCGCATTGTATCTTGTGGCATGTGGTTCATGCGTTAAGCAGAAGGACTATCCTCATGCCTTAATGTGGTTTTCATACTCAACTGCAAACTTAGGTCTGCTTTGGTATGAGCTTTCTAAAATTAGAGGTGGGTAATATGAGAGTATCAGTTATATCTGGATATTTCAATCCTATACATTCAGGACACATAGATTATATAAAAGCCGCACAAGATCTTGGGGACTATCTTATTGTTATAGTTAATAATGATAATCAAGTCAAGATTAAAGGAAGCACCCCATTCCAAGATCAAAATGAAAGATTTAAGATAGTGTCTAACATCAAAGGGGTCAATCGTGTCATTGTGTCTATAGATGAAGACCCCACTGTGTGCAAATCTCTAGAACTTGCATATAAAACATTTGAAGATGATCCTTTCTTCGACGAGATGTTATTCTGCAATGGGGGAGACAGAAAAGAGGGAGGAGTCCCAGAAGAAGTGATGTCAGAGACTTTAGGCATCAGGATGGTCTACAATGTAGGCGGGGAAAAGACGCAATCATCTAGCGAACTTATAAAAAATTCTGCAATTCGCTAAAGTTTTTCCTTGACTCTCGCCGATAATCTGTTATAATTGGGACATAACAAAGACGAGATTATTGTAAAGGAGTATACGATGGCTAAAAAGATTTGCCCTCAATGTAATTTGAAGGTTGGAGTTAGGACGAAGAGATGTCCAGACTGTGACTTCAAGTTTCATATTCGCAAGGGACAACCTCGACCAAAGCAAATAGACTGGACGGAGTTAAAGTCTGGAGACATCATCAAGTCAGTACAGGGTCACGGAGACTACTTCATCAACAACATTGGCGAGAAGTCTTCAATGGCTTATACGGGAAAATACACTGTGTCCCAAGTTACTAAAGATGGCATATGTGCATATCCATATAAGAATAAAACAGAGAGTGGTTTCTGCTTTATCTACATGGGCAAGCCAAAGTACAGCAAAGAGACTGGCATATATAATCGGCCACATAAGATATTAGGCATTCAAACCGAGGCCACTGTCATTGAGAAGAAGAGCAAGAAAAAGAAACGCAAGAAGATCAATGTGAATGAGATAAACGAACTCATATCATCATTATAAGGAGATCAACATGGAGATCAAGTGGATTCCAGAAGACATGCACTTTGCAGTCTTAGATGACAAAGGTAATGTAATTACCAGATGTATCGACCGAGATCAGGCCGAGTCTATACTGAAAAACATAGAGTCTAATATATATAAGGAGAGTAGTGATGAGTAGCTACGCCTTTTCTATCTTCACAACCTTCATATAATTTTTAACTATTTCAACTATTTCATCAGAATCGCCCTCCCACTTTTTATTTACAGCATCACACACTTTCTTCATTGCCAAGTGACATGCTTCATCGGGGTCTTGTGCGATTACTTTTATCCAGTGAGGGGATTTCATAATCTGGGTGGCACACATATCTTCTATCTGCTCAATAGCAGTTTCAAGATCAACTCTTAGATTGTATATCATAATAACTCTCCTCTATACTATATTACACCGTGGGTTAATGTTATGAGTGACGACAACTTAAAAGAGATTATAACAAGACAGCTTTTAGAAGAGATGGGCGAGATTGAAGACCTGAAGCAAATAAGGGTCTGTAATGTCTTTGACAGGAACTGGCGAGTAGATATTTTTTGTTACTACGACGACCCTACCCTTATGGTTTCTGTGATAAGACCAACAAGAATAAAATACAGCTACTTTATCCGAGTTGATAAGAGTGGTAATATAATTAACAGCGACCCAGAGATAGGAGAAGAACAGGAGGAACATAAGACAAAAAAACTTCCGACTAAAAGTCAATTTTAGAGAACACGACTCATGTATGAGTTATAATTTATTGTAGTGGCCGCCGAGGCCATATCAAGTGTACAACGTTTTTTATAAGGAGATTCCATTATGGATCTTAATAGCGTTCAGCTAGGCGGGCGTTTAACCGCCAAACCAGAACTTCGTCAAACTAAATCAGGACACTCCGTTTGTGATGTCAGTTTGGCCGTCAATCGCATGAAAGAAGGCGAGACAGACTTTGTTGACGTAACCCTTTGGGGTAAAACAGCAGAACTAGCTTCTCAACACCTAGACAAAGGCCGGTTTATTAATATTCAAGGCCGTTTGCAACAGGACAAGTGGGAAGATAAAGAGGGTAACAAGCGTTATTCATTAAATGTCGTTGCTGACAATCTTTACTTCGGGCCTAAGACTAGCTCTAGTGGCGGGTCTTATAAGAAGAGTGAAACAGCAACTGCTGCTACAGAAACTACAACTGAAGACGTACCTTTTTAAGGAGATTTTAATGAAGATTACTAAAGGAACCCGTGTTAAACTGAAACCAACAACAGCTATCCCAACGCGCTATCATGGCCGTTATGCTGAAGTTGTTTCAGCCCCGCAACCAAACAACCGTTTTGTTGCACAGGTAAATGCAAGAGAGTCAGGAAACCCAACCCAAACACGACTTCTTGCGTTGACGAGCCGTGATGTCCAAGTGACAGAATAGGCTTTTGGGGTGACTCGAAACCGGAGTTGTAGCGGGTTAAAATCCCGCCACCTCAACTTAGGTGTATAATATATTGTAACACCTCATCTTTATATTTGGAAAAGTATTATGCTTAAAAAATACTATGTTACTTGTGGCGATCTAAAACATGTGACCCATGCCTTTTCTGAACCACAAGCTATATTCTTTACTTTTGACAATATGATGTCTCAGAACATCGAAAAACTTAGTAGCTTTATCAGAGTCTCCCAAAAGGGACACGAACAACACGATGATGACGAGGTTCATTATCTTTCTGATATGTTTGCTTTATGGATACTTAATAAGAACTGGAATGGAAAAGTAGATGGACTACCAGAATAAGAAAGCATTTGCCAAGAAAGTCAAGAGGCAGAAGGCAAGAGATGCTAAAATGAGAAGAAGGAAGGATGCGGCAAGGAGAGAGTTAAATCAAGAGAGATTAAATAGCAAGAT